CCAGGTGCTCTCCTGCGCCGACAACGGCCCATCGAGGTCCTGCGCCGTCGCGCGCAGATACGTCGTCGTCGCGCGCGCCGCGCGCGTGGCCCGTGCCGCCGCGGCTGCACCGAGCATCCGCGTCCCGCTGACCGGCTGCGGCCAGGTGCTCTCTTCCGGCGGAGGTTGCAATGGCTCGAAGGCCTGGTGACCGCGCGCCGCGCGCGTCGCCGCGACTCGCCAGGCCAAGCGCGTGCTCGCTGACAGGGCGCGCGTGCCTGGCACCTGCTGCGTCCAGGTGCTCTCCTGCGTCGGTAGCGGCGCGTCAGCGTCCTGCGCCGTCGTCCAGATCTGTGACCGTGCCGCGGAGAGCGCCCGCGCGCGCGCGGCCGCGGCGAGGCGGATCGCGCGAGTCCCGGACGTCGGCTGTGCCCACGTGGGTTCTTCCGGTGCGGCCGCTTGATCGCCGGCGCCGAACTGGCGCAGCGCGATCGATCGGCCCGCGAGCTGCGCGCGCTGCTGGATCGCTCTGCGCACGCCGCTCGTGCCAGGGATGGGCTGCGCGTACGTATCCGGCTGCTGCTCGAGCGGCGCGTTGTCGGCGCCAACGGATGCGCCGTACCAGAGGAGCCAGACGAGATTCTGGTACTGAGCTGGATGGAACACCGGACCTTGCCACCCGGATTCCGTGAGCGCCTCGCCACCGCGGTCGCTGGCACGGAGATGCGTCGTCGCGCGATGCGCTCTCGACGCGAATGCCCGCGCTGATGCACCGAGCGCCCACGTACCTGGCGTCCGCTGTGTTCCGGTGCTCTCCTGGACTGAGAGCGGCCCGTCCTCCTCTGGGAGTGACCAGAGCACCAGCCGCGAGGCGGAGATGGCGCGGCCGCGACTCAGCGCGCCCAGCCGCAGGGCGGCGGTGCCGAGCAGCGGCGCCGTCCACGTGCCAGACTCGGGCGGCGCGAGCTCCCCGATGTTCGATCGCAGACCACCGGTCAGCGTGACCAGGCGGCGCGACGCAGCGGCCGCACGCGCCAGCGCGGTCACTCCGGGCACCGGTTGAGTCCACGTGCTCTCTTGATTCGCCGGCGCGAGGTCGTATCCCGCCGCGAGGTTCGGACCGGCCGGCCAGGACTTCAAGCCTTGCCAGGCCCGTACGCCAATGGGGATCTCGACCACCCAGGTGTCCGGCTCTGGCACCGACGGCGGCACCTCGCCAGCGGTCATGCGCAGGCCCTGCGTCAGCGCGGCGCGGCCTGCCGGCCAGCTTCGCCCCAGCGATCGCGTGCCGGGGATCGGCTGCGTGTAGGTGTCCGGTTGGTTGGTCGGCGCGACGTCGTGTCCCGCCGCGAGGTTCGGGCCGGCCGGCCAGGACTTCAGCCCCGACCAGGCCCGGGCACCCACGACCTCCTGCGTCCACGTTTCGGGCTGCGTGGGCAACGGGCCATCGACGAAGCCCGCGACGTGCAGCAGCAGGCCCGCGGCGATCGCCGCGCGCGCGAACTCGGCGCTGCGTGATCGGATCGCGTTGTAGCCGCGGACCGGCATCGGCTGCAAGAGCGTCTGCGGCAATACGACGGTGAGACTCGGCGTGACCGCGTAGGTGTCGAGCTGCGTGCCACCATCCCGCGTCAGGCGGAACTCGAGCACGTCGCCATCTGCGACGTCGGCGCCGACAATCTGCAGCGAGCATTCGGTTTCGCCGTTGCCGTTCGAGACAATGTCGAAGACCGTGCCTCCGGAAACGCCGTCCTCTGTGCACCCCGCGGACGACGACTCGAACGTCCCGGTGCCACTCAGGCGCTTGGTCGTGTTGTCGCCGTTTGCAAAGGCGACGGTCGCGACCGCGCGAACGATGCTCGACGACGTCGTGATGTTCTGATAGGCACCGCCGTTGCGGCGCACCTGGAACTCGGCGTCGACGTTGCTCTGGGCCGTGCCATCGCACTGCAGGCAGAACCGCAGCAAGAACGTCGTGTCAATCGGAATGACGCCACCGGATGGATTGGCGTCTTCCGCAGCATGCCACCCGTGGGTAGACTCAGTCCCCTCGTCGATGCCGAAGCGGTAATGACTTTGGGTGACCGCCACGCGTCGTTACCCTCGCAGCCGCGCCATCCGCCGCGGGAAGCGCGGCGTGCTCGAGGCGGTCACGAATGGCGCCGGCCCTCCACCGCCGCTGCTGGCACGCAGAGATGTCGCGATGATGGCCCACGGCACGCTCACGATCGTCCAGATCAGTTCCACCGACGCGGCCCCGTCTTCGTAGCTGGCGCCTCCGGTGTAGGTGCTGCCATCCGTCACATCGTCGCCCTCCTGCGTCTGATCGCCGTCTGGTGTGACAGACGGTGCCTGCGCCGACATGGAATCCACGACGAGGTCGCCGGGCGCGGATGCGATCGTGATCGTCGGCGTCGTGCTGCTACCGATTGCCGTGTCGGTGTTCTCTACCGGGACATCCTGATCGACGCCGTTGTAGGAGCTAATCACGTAGCCGACCGCCGTCGGCGAGGAGAACTCGATCTCGATGGCGCTCCCCGACGTCGGCGGGTCAAGGATGATGAACATCTTCACCGTGCGGCCGCTGCCGTCGTCGATGGAATCGATCTCGTCCATCGGCACGCCATCCCAGCGTATTGCCACGAACGCAGGCGCAGCAGCGCCAGACATGAACAGCGTGGCTCGGCCAAGCCTGTCCACGCCCGCGGTCGTCTTGGGCTCTGCAAGTTCGTGCAGGTCGTCGGCAGCGAGATGGCCGTAGAGGATGTCTTCGCCGTCAGGTAGAGCAGCCATGTCTACAGCCCCGCCTCAAGGCCGATGGTTGGGTTCCCACTCGCGCCCCCGCTCACGAGCGCGTAGCAGCCTGCGTGGCACGCATCGAGAACCGATGAGTCTCCGTCCAGATCGCCAATGTCCACACCGCGATTCAGCGCGTCCGAGCTGGCGGCAAGCGTGAAGTCCAGCCCTCCCACGTTCGTAAATGTGGCCGGAGAATCGTCTGTCTCGATTGAGGCCGCTCCGGCCCCGGTCTCGATGTCCTGGTCGGTGTATTCAGCCTTGAAGCTCGCGAAGTCACCGGAGCCGCTACCGTCTGAGTAGAACTGCCCGCCTGGACGGTAATAGACGTTGTGCTGGAGACTGACCTGGGTCGCCGGGGGCATGGTGCCTGTGTCGACATCGATGACACGCGCCGTGCACCCGTAGAAGATCATGTTCCAGATGCGAACGCCCGACTGCCCGATGGTGGCGGGCATGTAGAGACCAGTCGTGCCGAGCCCGGTGAAGCTGGTCGGGTTGAAGTGGATCGTGCAGTTGAAGATCCACACGTTGTCGAGGTCGCCGCCCGTGATCAGGATGCCGATGTGGTCGATGTTGATGCCGAGGTTCTGATAGAACACGTCCCCGCCAGGCTCCCCCGACAGCGAGAACGCAAACATGTGATGGCAATCCTCGACGAGATTCCGCCGAATGACATTGAGCGTGATGTCGACAGGCGAGCCCGTCGGATTGTTCTTCTGGACCACCCCGGCCCCGTTGTCGTAGAGGTAGTTGTTCTCGACGAGGCACTCGCGCGAGTCGTAGATCTTGAGGCCCGCAGCGTTCGCCGTGTCGTTGCCGTTGCGGAAGCCGTGGACCTTGTTGTTGCGGGCCGTGCAGGCGATGCTCGCCTCGAATCGAATGCCGTCGTAGTTGTCGGTGTAGTCGACTTGGGGACCGCCGTCGATGTCGCAGCCTTCGATCCAGCCCCCGGTGACGCCCAGGAAAAGCGCCGTGCCCACATCCGGGCGGGAGTTGGTCTTCGTGTTGTCGGTTTGGCTGATGTCGTCGAGGCACGCGCCTGACCCACTCGTCCCGCCTGCGGTGATCTCTCCGACGCCAGGGACCGCGGTCGATGGGAATGAGAAGTGCGTGCTGTCGATGATCGTGATGTTGGTGACGACGATCGGATTCGACAAATCGCTGCTGACCGGCGGAGTCGTGTTGAGACTCTCAATCCAGAAATTCAGCCCTTGTCCGATGGTGGAGATGTTGTGCGGGGTCGACGTCTCGATGGTGACGACGCCTCCGCTGAGCGCGGCCCCGATGATTGTCTTGGGTGTGCCGACCCGATTGTCCCCGGTCATCAACCATCGGCCCGTCTCACGGTCCGCATACCACTTGACGTAATCCCTGGCCACGGCCCCGATGGTCGGGCAGTTCGCGATGTGCGATCCCAGCCGAACAAAGCCGTCCGCACGGATAGTGAGGTAGTTCACCCCGCCACCGGGACCACCGGTCGGAGTCCCTTCGTTGGCGGGGCTGTAGAGGACCTGCAGCCTGTCGTTGACGATGGCCGAACTGGGATACAGGATCGCCGAGCCTGACGTAGGCCCGCCCATCACCGACACGATGTCGCCAGCTGTCGCCGCTTCGTCCGGATCGGCACTGTCTCGGTCCTGATGGCCCCAGAGAGCCCGGCCCGGAGTGGCCCACGCTATGAGCCCCGCGCCTGCCCGTATCTCTGCGATGGTGTAGTCGTCATCACCTGTCAGCGCGTTCACCCAGAGCGTCGCGTCCGGCGCGCCGGGCCCACCGTCAGGAGACGCGAATGGGATGGTGGCCAGGCCGCCCGGCATCGGCCGCCCTCGAGAACCCATTCGTCGCATAAAGGGCGGGCCCCAATAAAGCGGACGCCCTACCCCTGACTGGCGAGGAGTGGCTCAGGGGCAGGGCTCCGAGATCGACTAGTTCTCCATGAACTCGGCGGTCGCCTCGACTGTCACGCTCGCCGCATTGGCCAGTGATCCGATCTCCATGTTGCCGTTGGCGCCCCCGTTGGGCAGCATCGCGGGCGCGTGGTCCTGCTCGAGCGCGACCCAGCCACCCATGCCACCCGTCTGCGCGACGCCGACCGACAGATGCGTGACGGGCGAGGTACCGGCCGTGATCGCCGAAGTGTCATCGAACGCCGTCGTGTCGGCCGCCCGCGCGTTGGGGTTGCGCTTCGCCGGCGTCTGTGACGTGCCGCCCGATCCCGCGGCGCCGCCGCGAATCAGCTTCAGCACCGCACCGCCCGCCGTACCGAAGCGAGCCGCCCCATACAGGCCCATGAAGCGCGCCATCATCTGGTTGGCGACCGTGGCGAAGCGGAAGTGCGTGCTGAGCGTGTTCGCAGTTCCGTTGGTCGTGACGACCTTCTTGACGTCGTAATAGAACGGCATCCCGAGCAGCGCGCCGCTCGCGACTGCACCGACGGCGCTGAGCACCTCCTGGCCATAGCCGAGGACCAGAGCCACGGCGCTGGCCATCAGCGCCACCACTGCCAGCGTACAAACGCGCTGTCTCATCGTCAGACTCCTTGAACGAGCTGGCCATTGGGTGGCCGGGTGAGCGGATTGCGAACGTCGGCCTCGGGAATGGCGACGAGCGGCACGTGGCCGTGCGTCTCGACACACAGGTCGCAGAGATAGAACACGTGCGCCGCCCACTCCCTCGAGATCATCCCGCCCGACTCGCCGCAATTGACGCAGAAGATCTCCTCCATCCACCCGAGCAGCTTGTGCTTCTTCTCGTTTTTTGATCGAAGCGCCCGCGCGTCGGGAAGGACAGCGGCGATCGGTTTCCACTGCGGATCGAGCGGCATGTGCGTGAACGCCGCCAGCATACACAGCGACACGGTCCACCGATCGTTGGTGTCAACAAATGATCAGAAATGATTACAAGTGTTCAGAGCGTCGGAGTCGCCTCAGATAATCGGCGGGCACGCGAATGAACACCGTGCGGCCGTGACGCTCGACGGTGAAGGGGCGGAACGTCTCCAGGCGAATGCTGCGATAGATGCTGTGCGGATGCTTCCGCACGACGCCGGCGTACTCCTTCACCGTCAACAGCACCTCGCGCGCCTCGAGGTCAGGCGCACGAGTCCCGCGCGGCTGCAGATCACTCACCGCAGGAACCCCGGACGGCGCGGAATCCAGGCGGAGGAGGACTTCACCGGCGCCGACGGCGTCGACGACCGTGGCGCCGGCACGATCACCGGCGCCGCCGGTGCGGCTGTCGGCCCATCAGCCAGCGGCAGCGCGAGCTGCTCCTGGCCGGCGATGCGCGCGAGCTCGAGCCAGTCGGCGTCGGACAGACGATCGAGACCGGCAACCAACGCGGCCGCGCGCGCGTAGACGCGGCAGTCGAGCTGATGGTTCTCACGGCCGGGGATCTTCTCCCAGACATGCACGGTAAAGCCGTTACGTTTGCGATGCGGCACGAGCTGCTCGGCGGTGAGCTGCTTGAAGAACTCTTCGCCGTACTGCGGGAAGTGGCAGTAGCCAGGCGCATACGTCTCGCCGGCGGCCCGTGCCTCGTCGGTCGGCGGATCGATCTTCAGCCAGCCATACAACTCGGTCTTCGCGACATCGACACCCAGCGGCCAAACGCGATAGCCGCGCTTAAGCATGCGGCCCGCGATCGAAATGTCGACGGGCGAGGGCGTGCCGACGAGCACCTTCGACCGCTCGAGGCCTTTCACGGCGATCACCTTGTTGGGCGGTTTCTTGCGCCCCCAGTTGTAGACGGTCTGCGTGTTGTAGCCGCTATCGATCGCCAGGACCCGGATCGACAGATAGACCTCCGTCGGCGACGGGTACGCGCGCTCGAGGAGCGCGTCGAGCTGCGTCCACACGTCCGAGTGCAGATTGGCCGTCTCGCCGAGCAGCACGCCGCTCTCGATCGACCAGGACTCCTTGCCGCGGCCCCAGCCGACGACCTCGTACACCAATCGGTCTTTCTGGACATCAACGCCGGCGGTGAGGAACAGTACGCCGAGCGGACAGCGCGCGATGTCGTAGCTCTCACGACGCTGATAGAGCCGCTCCCACTCGGGCGCCTCGCCCTTATCCTTCCAGGTCTCACCGAGCCACGTGTTGACCACCGTCTTCAACACGTCAGGGCTCTTCTCGGCGGACGCGAACTCTTTGCAGAGCTGCCCCCAGGACGCATTCGGACTCAGGCTGTAGGCGGCCCAAATGTGGAAGCTGACGTGCCCGTCAAACGGCGGCGGCGGCGGGACGTCGGGAAATTGCGGATGCGGCCCCGGCCGCCACTCCCCGGCCTGATCCATCGCACGCTTGTGCTCGTGCGCGATCTCGGCGCCGCAGCCGATGCACACATAGACCGCATCTTCGGGACGACCCTTGGGCCAGCGGAAGTTCGCGAACTGCAGGACCTGCATGAACCCGCAATGCGGGCACGGCACGTAGCGCCGCCGCTGATCGCCCTCTTCAAAGAGAGTCTCGATACGGCTGCGCCCGGAGACGGTGGGGGTGGACCCGTAGCCAATCTTGCGGTCCCAGTAGAAATCGGTGCGGCGAATCCCGAGCTTGATCTGATCGCCCTCCGCGCCCGCGCTCGGCGGATAGCCGTCGACCTCGTCGAAGAGCACGACCTTCCGCGAGACGCGGCGAAAGCCGCGCGCGCTGTTGGCCCCGACCAGCGACAGACTCCCGCCGGGGAAAATCTTGTGCAGGATGGTGTTGTCAGCATCCTTCGCCCGGGCCTCGGGGGCGAGCGTGGCCAGCGCCGGGCAGTCGCGCAGCATCGGCGCGATCTCCTCCTTGCTGTAGCCCTGCGCGTCTTCGAGCGTCGGCTGGACCACCATCAGCGGGCAGGGATCCTGGTGCATGTAGTAGCCGACGACCGTATTGAGCACCTTCGTGAACCCAACGCGCGCCGACTTCATGACCGCCACCGACACGACCCGCGGATCAGTGAAGGCGTCCATAATGCCGCGCTGGTAGGGAAACGCGCGCCAGCGCCCGACATCGGCCGCGGATTCGGCCGACAGGTAGTAGTGCTCGTCCGCCCACTCGGAGAGCCGGCGGCGCCGCGGCGGACGAAACGCGCGTCCCGTGTCCGCCTGCGCCTGGTCGATCGGCAGGAGCGTGCTCACGCCGCGCCCGCACTGCGCACCATGTCGTCGGCGAGCTCCTCGAGCGCCCGGCGAATCAGGTCATCGATTGTGGCGACGTCCGCATGTGTGAGATGCGGGAGCGCCCCCTTGGCCTTGCTCGGCACGGCCAGCAGCTTGGTGCGCGCGACCGTTGCGATCTGGGTCCAGCGCACGGCCACCTCCCGGCTCTCGACCAGCTCGCCGGAGCGCGTCAGATACTGCTGGCGCGCGGTGGCGGCCTTCCAGCGCTTTTCTTCGGCAGAGGCCTCCGACAGGGTGAGCTCGCGCCCGGCGGGGTCGGCCGACCGGAGTGCCTCGTCGGTCGGCGGCACGGGTGGCGCGCCCGCCTCGGAACCTAGCGCCTGCGCGGGCGCCTGTGCAGACGTCTGCACGTCGAGGCCCCGCTCCTTCACGAAGGCCGGCGCGCGCGAGTGGTCCGTGTTCGCGGCCCATTCCTGGTCGGCCAGGGCGACGTCGGCGATTTTGGGCTGCCGCCGATGGTCGTGCGTGACGCTCGCGCGCAGCCGGCCCGACTTCACGGCGCGCGACACCGACGCCGGCGACGTGCCGCGGTGCTTCGCATACGCGCGCAGGGACATCATCACCGACGCGGCCTCCGCGGTGAACGCTTCCGCCGAGGCCGTGTCGTCACCTCGTTCGGCATCGGCCCGAGTCGCGCTTCCAATCCGGGCGGCAGCGCCGCGTTCAAGCCGGCGAGGATGCGCTGTCGTATGTCGTTCCAGATCGCCTGAATCTCCGGCTGCGGCACCGACACGCCGGGCGCATCGCCATCAAGGCGGACCGCGTGTTTCGGCACCAGCACTGTGCCGCTCCGCAGCACGATCCGCACACCATTGCCGCGCAAGGGCAGACGGAGCTGTTCGTTGACCGCTCGGACGCGATACCGCTTCGGGGTCTCATCTTCAACGATGACGGGCTGATAGCTTCGGCCTCCCCAACCGTCGATCATCAGCACACCCCGGCGCGCACGGAAGGTCGCCATCAGTTCAATTCCCACCGATGCGTGACATGCCAGCCGCCCGAAGCGCGCGGGTAGAGCGCGATCAGCTTAGGGACCGTCTCGCGTTCCCAATACCCGACGTCGGACCACCCCTGGTTAACATCGAAGACGCACGCGTCGTCGCCCGGCACCCGGCGGCGGAAGCACGCTACGCCAATCCAATGCGTCTGACGATAGGCCCACTTCGGATTCGCGCCCGGCTTCGTCCACGGCCCCTCCCACTGAATGCGGAGCAGCGCATATTCACCGGCCAGGCCGCGCGTGGGTGCGGCCTGCTCGGTCCATCGCACGCCGAGACTGCGCAGCGCCGCTGCCATCATCGATGGACTGGTGTAGTGCCGTTCGCGGAAGTTCGGAATGTGCGGTAGCACGTCCAGCGGTTTCACGCCGAGCATGGCCGCCAGGGCCGCCGGACCGCAGTTCACGATTCCGAACGCGAGGACGGCCGCGCGCCAATCATCGCTATCGAATCGGACCGCCGGGGCCGTTAGCTTCTCAAACTTCACGCTCACGACTGGAGATCCCCAGCCAGGCCGACCCTCTCGTGGTGCGGCGCCCAGTCACTCAGGTTCTTCAGCGAAAACACCGCACCGCGCTGCCCGATCTGGACCGCGTGAACCTTCACGCCATGCGGCTGCAACTTGCGCGCGAGGCAATCGGCGGTCCGTTCACCGAGCTCGTCGCTCGAGAGACCATCGTCGTAGACAGATTCCAACGAAGCCGCCGTCCAGTTCTCTACCGTCGCGCCGACGTCGTTCAACGAGAGCAGGGCCACCTTCGGAGCAGTAATCGTCCACGAGACGACGACCTCGACAACTTCCTGTCGCTTCAGCTGCGCGGAGAGCTTCATCGTGCGCAGCTGCATCGACACGAGCTGCAGCGAGTGAATGACGGGCCAGTAGACCAGCAGGCCAGGCCGATGTTCGGTCACGACGTCGCGGGGCCGAAACACCAGGGCGTGATGGCGGGACGTGACGAGCACCAACCGCGGTACCCACTTCGCGAGCCAGGTCATGAGCTCGTTCAGCCAGGCGAAGCCGCTCATGATCTCGGTCCTCGATCACCCTCTCGAATCACTCGATTCGGTGGCGGCGCGGGTGCTGCAGGGGCCGGTTCTGCCGCCGCAGTGGCTTGCGCGCCGAACTCACGTCGCCAACGATCGTGCCACCTGACCACGAGCTCCCTGATGCCGTCGAAGCACTGTGAGCAGAACGGACCGACGTCAATGCTCGAGGGATGGTCTTCGGCGAACGAATACGCGCCGTCGTCGTCGACCCCACAGCCAATGCACGCGAGACCAGCCGACGCGCTGGCGCGCGCCGTCAGACGGTGGATCTCACTGATCGCCCAATCGAGCTGCGATGCCGCCTCCTCGAGCTGTGCGACGTCTGCCGTCCGCAGCCGAATCGCCGTCGCCTGAAGACGACCGATCCCAGCCGAGAGATCTCCTGGCGTAACAGCCGCACGCCGTGAAACACCTGGAGGCGCCGGCGGTGGCACTGGCTTGACCTGGTCGCTCGGAACGGCCGTCGGCTGCTTGCGCTCACCCATATAGGCCAAATCCTTGTCCTGAGAGCACTTACTGTCATCACTCAAAAATTCGATTGCCTAGCCCTGTCCTGCGCCGATTTCACC